GGTGTATTATTTGTTGACAGTCCAAAAGGTTTAGATTCTATTGTACAACTTATACATAAACAAGATGAAGACGCTGACCTATTAATACAAGAATATATTAAAACAGAATATGATGTGAGGGTACATGTATTAGGTGGTAAAGTATTGGCTGCCATGGCAAGACCAGTTATTGAAGGTGATTTCAGGTCAAATGTATCACAAGGTTCAGTACCTAAAAATATTAAATTAACTGAACTAGAAGTAGAAGAAAGTTTAAAGGCTGCTAAGGCAGTTGGTGGATATTGGACTGCTGTTGACTTTATACCTAGTAAGAATAGAGATAAACAACCACCATATTTTTTAGAAGTAAACTCTTCACCTGGTACAGAGGGTATAGAAGACGCAACTAAAATGAATATTGCAAAAGAAGTGATTACACATTTTGCAAAAAAAGAAAATAGATATTCTGTTCCTACGGAATGTGGTTATAGAGAAATTTTGACCATAAAACCGTTTGGGCAATTAGTATCAAAATTTGATACGGGTAATTCAGGTATGCCAGTTATACATGCTGATAAGTATAAGGTAAATGGTAAAAAAATTACTTGGTCTTTATTAGACAAAACTATTACAAGTGATATTATTCGTAAAGAAGAAATCAAAGTTGGTGGTTTAAGAGACTATGACGAGACCAGATATGTGGTAAAACTAGATGTTGACTTTGCAGGTGGACATTATAGTGATGTGGAATTTACCATAGATAATAGGGAAGATAGAACACCTATTCTACTTGACCGTGAATTTATGAAAAGATTAAATGTCATGGTAAATCCACAAAGAAAATATGTAATAACAACCAAATACAGCCTTGACTAAATCATAGTTTTGTGTTATATTATTGATAAGGAGTGAATATGAAAAATGTAAAAATAATTCGTCTATCGACAGGCGAAGATGTAATCGGCGATATCGAAGTAAAAGATAATCAAGTAATTGTAAAACAATCATTTGTATTAATACCAAGACAAGGACAACCAGGTGGTCCTGTTCAATTAATGTTGTCACCATGGCAACCATATACAGACGACAAAGAAGTTGTAGTTGATGAAAACAAAGTAATCACAATGATTAATCCTAAAAAGGATATCTTGGACAACTACACACAAAATACCTCTGGTATTATTAAAGCTTCACCGTCACAATCTAAACTAATTACCGAAACTAGTCTGCCTAAAATTTAAATGATTAGTGTCTATTTCGAAAGAGATGGCAGTAAGATTAAGGTTGATGTAGAAGAGGGTTCTACTTTGATGGAGGCTGCCAAGTATAATTCACATGTGGATATTCCAGAAATACCTGCTGATTGTGGAGGCGCTTGTGCTTGTGCCACTTGTCATGTATATATTGATGAAAGGTGGCTTGCCAAAATAGAAAAGATAGATTATAATAGTCCCGAATTAGATTTACTTGAATACGATAAAGACTTTAACGAAAAGACCAGTAGATTATCTTGTCAGATAACTCTTGGTCCTGAACATGATGGATTAATAGTGAAATTGAGGAAACATGAACTTTTATAAAAATGTAATAGAACACCGTGGTAAATTACTTATTCGTGGCATACATGATGGCAAAGACTATAAAGAAAAGATAGACTTTGGTCCTACTATGTACGGATTGACACAAGAACATTCTGTATATAAAACTCTACAAGGTCAGTTTCTAAAACCTATTGAGTTTACAAACATTAGTGCCGCTCGTAAATTTCGTAAAGAAGTGGCGACAGCAAACTCTCCTATTTACGGTCTCGAAAGATACCATTATCAATACATTGGCCAAGAATATCCTGCCGACATTGAGTGGGATAAAAGTTTAATTAAAATCTTTACACTTGATATTGAAACTACTTGTGAAAATGGTTTTCCAGATGTAGAAAATCCACAAGAAGAAATCATTTGTATATCTATAAAGAACCAATCTAACAAACAGATTATTACATGGGGTGTCGGTGACTTTCATACAGATAGAACAGATGTTACCTATGTAAAATGTAAGAACGAAAAACAATTGATGTTTGAGTTTATGAAATTCTGGATTAAAAATCATCCAGATGTTATCACAGGTTGGAACACCAAGTTTTTTGACTTACCATATTTAATGAATAGAATTAAACTGGTTGCAGGTGATAAAGTTGCAAACAGAATGTCGCCTTGGAATATGGTCAACAGAGGCGAAGTTGTCACACACGGCAGACCTCAAACAGTTTACAATTTATATGGTATTGCCATGTTAGATTATCTTGACTTGTATAGATGGTTTATTCCAACAAGGCAAGAGAGTTATAGACTTGACTTTATTGGTGAACTAGAACTTGGTCAAAACAAAAACGAAAATCCATATGCAACATTTAAAGAATTTTACGAGAAAGATTATCAAAAGTTTGTAGATTACAATATTCAAGATGTTGAGATTGTTGACGCATTAGAAGATAAACTTGGTCTTATTGACTTATCATTGACCGTTGCATATGAAAGTAAAGTAAACTATGATGATATATTCTCACAAGTTAGAGTATGGGACACATTGATTGCAAATCATTTAATGCAAAAGAATATATGTGTGCCACCAAGAGAAGAGCATAGTAAAGAGACAAAATACGAAGGCGCTTATGTTAAACCACCTATCGTAGGTCAACACAAGTGGATTGTTTCATTCGATATCAATTCACTATACCCACATATTATTATTCAATACAATATTTCGCCAGAGAAAATTCTAGGTTCATCATCACATGGTATTAATGTGAATAAGATGTTAGAAGGAACGACACCACTTGACTATCTTAAAACAGAGGGCGCTTGTATCACTCCTAATGGTGCCAAGTTTAAAAACGATAGTCAAGGGTTTCTTCCTGAAATGATGGAAAAAATGTACAATGACCGTGTTGTTTTCAAACAAAGAATGTTGAAAGCAAAGGCAGAGTATCAAATTAATCCAACTAACGATTTAAAGAAAGAGATTGCTAGATGTCACAATATTCAATGGTCTAAAAAGATTGCCTTGAATTCAGCTTATGGCGCAGTTGGTAATCAATACTTTAGATACTATGATGTAAGACAAGCAAGTGGTATTACCACAGCAGGTCAATTTATTATTCGTCAAGTAGAAACTAAAATGAATGCCTATCTAAACAAAATATTACAAACACAAGATAAGATAGATTATGTTGTTGCGTCTGATACTGATAGTATCTATGTCACACTAGACAAACTTGTAGAAAAAACTTGTAAAGGTAAAACAAATGACCAGATTGTAGATTTTCTTGGTAAAGTTTGTGATACTAAATTAGAACCTGAAATTGAAAAGTGGTTTGCCGAGTTAGCAGATTATTCAAATGCATTTAAAAATGCCATGGTTATGAAACGAGAAGTAATCGCCAACAAAGGTATATGGGTTGCAAAGAAAAGATACATGTTAAATGTTCTTGATGACGAGGGTGTTAGACTTGCTGACCCTAAACTTAAACTTATGGGTATCGAGGCAGTTAAATCATCAACGCCTGGTGTTTGTCGTGTTAAGATTAAAGAGGCAATCAAAACCATTATGGGTAAAGAAGAAACAGATTTACATAAATTGATTGCAGATTTTAGAAAAGAGTTTTTCAAATTACCTGCCGAAGAGATTGCGTTTCCTAGAAGTTGCAATAACTTAAAGAAATACAAAAGTAGTAGTAGTATTTTTATGAAAGGCACACCAATCCATGTGAAAGGTGCATTGGTTTATAATCATCAAATAGATGAGTTTGGTTTACAAGGTAGATATCCTTATATTCAAGAGGGAGATAAGATTAAATTTATCAAATTAAAACCTGCTAACCCATTTAGATATGATGTTATTAGTTATATTACAACACTACCAGATGAGTTTAATTTGAGACCATATATTGATTATGATACTCAATTTGAGAAAACTTTTCTTGACCCTATGAGATTTATACTTGAAGCAATTAATTGGAAAGCAGAACCAGTTGCTACTTTGGAGGCATTTTTCGGATGACCTTGACATTAGCAATACTTTCTGTTATAATGATACTATTATTACCAACACTTTTATTATGGATGTGGAATGAAGAAGACCCTAGATAGAGAACAGGCGCTACATGTTGCCAATATATTCTCCGATTACTTTGATAAGTTTAGTCGTATAGACCAGTATATGCGTGACCAGAAAATGGCACAAATAGAAACTATACCGACTTCTCTTCCTGGTATGGGATTAGATACAGAATTATTTGATGACTTTACCATGTCGCCACAAGTTATGGATTTACAAATGGTAGAACTAGATAATCACACATGGGACACTTGTATTAATATGATATCAAGTCATAGTAATATGGTAAGCATTCCAAGTAAAAGTTTAACACTCGCAATAAAAGAAATGAATACAGGCAAGTATGTTGGCTTTATGAGATTTGGTTCGCCAGTTATTAACATGAGACCTAGAAATGTTTTATTAGGTAATGTACCCGACTTGCCAGTATTTAACAAGACTGCTATTATGGGTTTCGTTATTGTACCAGCACAACCGTTTGGTTTTAATTATCTTGGTGGTAAATTATTGGCTGCCTTATGTTGTTCACATCAAGTAAGAGAGATGTTGAATAAAAAGTATGATATGAATTTAGTTATGTTTGAGACCACAAGTTTATATGGTAATAGTAAATCTGCTAGTCAGTATGATGGTATGAAACCTATGTTAAGAAATAGAGGTTTAACTGATAGTGATTTTATACCAATGATACACGGTAAACCATTCAAAGATATGTTGGCATATGTTGAAGATAAGATTGGTGTTTTTATTAAAGAAGACGCTTCAAGTAGAAAGTTAAAAATTACAACTGCTATACAAGGTCTAATTAAAAAAGCACTAGATGGTGATGACCTAGAAAAATTTAAATCTACAATTGCAAATGCTAAAAAACTTACCGAACAGAAAAGATATTATGTATCTAACTATGGTATAGAGAACTATATAGATATAGTAAATGGTAAAACAAATGAGATTGTCAAAGCACCAAACTATGATAGATTCCATGACAATGAACTGATAGAATGGTGGCGTAAGTTAGCAACAAAAAGATTTGATAAACTACACGGAGAAGGCCGTTTAAGAAATGACCTAGAAGTGTGGACTAAAGATAGTCAGATAGATATTATAAGATGATAAATAAAGGAAATTATATATGTCAAAACCACAAATAACAATTGTAGGCGGAGGTACTGCCGGCCTTATAACTGCTCTTATTTTAAAAGTAAGATTAGAAGCAGATGTAAAAATGATAGTACCAAACGATATTGGTATTATAGGTGTTGGTGAAGGCTCAACCGAACATTGGGCAACTTTTATAGAATTCATAGGCGATACTTTAACTAACAGTTTAATTAAGACCAAAGGTACTATTAAATCTGGTATTATGTTTGAGGGTTGGACACCAAATCGTGGCGATTACATTCACAGTATTTTTGGTGACTATACTAACAAAGTAGGTATGTCAGATTTTATCGCTACTAAATTTATGGGAGATGGTTGGACAAATAGAGATTTTATAGGACCAGAATTAAATCAAAATGTTATTGCTGATTACTATGGTCCAGACCAAAAGAGACAAGAAGCTGGTGGTTATTTTCAATTTCATTTTAATACAAATGAACTAAACAAATATTTAACTGAACAGGCTAACAATTGGGGTATAGAAATTGTAGATGATAAAGTCCTTGAAGTTATGCAAGATGAAACAGGCATATCAGAGGTAAAAGGTGAGAAAGATAATTATAAATCAGATTTTTGGATTGACAGTACAGGTTTTAGAAGAGTATTGATGACACCATTAGGTGCTAAGTGGGTATCATATGGTGATATGTTACCACTAAAAGAAGCAATTGCTTTTCCTACAAAAGAATTAGATTATTATCCAATGCACACACAAGCATTAGCAATGAAGGCCGGTTGGAAGTGGAGAATACCTACTTATGGCAGATTTGGTAATGGTTATATTTACGATACAAACTTTATTACTAAAGACCAGGCATATGATGAAGTGTGTCAATTAATGGAAGAAGATGTTGAAATTGGTAAACATATCAAATTTACTCCAGGAAAATTAGATAAAGTAGCAATTAAAAATTGTGTTGCAATAGGCCTATCAGGTAATTTTTTAGAACCATTAGAAGCAACATCAATAGGTTCATCTATTCAACAAGCATTTTCTTTAATGCACCTTTTAATTGATGGTAAATTATCAGATTACGATAGAGAAGAATATAACAAAGGTACAGATATTCTTTTAGACAACATGAGAGATTTTGTGGCTCTACATTATATTAATGAAAATAGAAGTAGTGATTTCTGGAAACATTGTGCTACACTACCTAGACCAGAAACACTTAAAACAATGATGACAATATGGAAAGAAAGACCTATGACAGGATTGGACATGGCAAGAATATATGGCCAAACTGAATATTTAATGTTTTCAGAAACCAACTTTAATCATATAGCTTATTTTCATGGTCTTCTAACGAGTGAAGTTTGTAAAAAATATAACGACAATATCGCCATTGGTTTAAGTGAAAGTGTCTACCAAAAGGAATATATTAGAACTTTACAGTTTAGGTTCAGAGAAAATACTAGTATTGATGTCGGTATCATTCCACATGAAGACTATATAAGAGAGTTGCATAGGTTAAACGGCGACTATAAATCAATAAAATACCATTATTTTTTAGACAGGTATAATAATATGAAGATGACACCTATTCCTTCAGATAAGGATTATGTTGAACATTCCACCATTGACAAAAGCTAACTAGTAGTGTATATTATAACAAAAGTGAGGTGAAAAAGTATGAGTAATTTTTTAACAGATATTATTAAGACAACAGGCAACGAATACGCCACATTGGCTAAAGACGGTGTTGCCGGAGGAGATGTGAGTGGATTTATCGACACAGGTTCGTATTCATTCAATGCTCTTCTATCAGGTTCCATTTATGGTGGCCTGCCAAACAGTAGAATTACGGCAATCGCCGGTGAAGCTGCAACAGGTAAAACATTCTTTGCATTAGGTGTTGTTAAGTCTTTTTTAGAACAAGACAAAGAAGCAGGTGTGATTTACTTCGAGAGTGAAAATGCAGTTTCTAAAGACATGATTGAAAGTCGTGGTGTAGATAGTAGTAGAATAGTTGTAATGCCAGTTTCAACAGTACAAGAATTTAGAACACAATCAATCAAAGTCATTGAAAAATATTTAGAACAACCAGAGGGTAGTAGAAAACCTATGATGTTTGTATTAGATAGTTTAGGTATGTTATCTACTACAAAAGAAATGGAAGATACGGCTGCTGGTAAAGAGACAAGAGATATGACAAGGTCACAAATTGTTAAATCTACTTTCCGTGTATTGACTTTAAAACTAGGTCAAGCAGGTGTTCCTATGATTATGACCAATCACACATATGATGTTATTGGTTCTATGTTCCCTCAAAAAGCAATGGGTGTCGGTTCAGGTTTGAAGTACGCTGCTTCATCAATCATCTATCTAGGTAAACGAAAAGAAAAAGAAGGTACCGAAGTAGTTGGTAATATTGTACATTGTAAAAATTATAAGTCCAGAATAACAAAAGAGAATGCTCAAATTGATGTAAGACTATCATACAAACAAGGTTTAGATAGACATTATGGTCTGTTAGAACTAGGTGAAGAGTGTGGTGTGTTTAAGAAAGTATCTACTAGATATGAAATGCCAGATGGCACAAAAGTATTTGGTAAATCTATCAACACAGAGCCTGAAAAATATTTTACAAAAGAGGTATTGGATAAGATTGATGAACATTGCAAACAAAAATTTACCTACGGACAAGACGAAGACGAGTAGACCATTTGTGTTCGTAGAAAACGAACATGAAGACACAACTTGTATCAAACTTACCGAAGGCGATTACAAAGACATAATCTATAAGTATGGTAAAGTAGGATTTGGCAAAGATGAAAAGCCAGATGGCACCTTGCCTGTAATATTTGACTATACTGTATTAAGAAATCCACATGATAAGGATATACTTGACAATCAGGCATTTATAGATTATATTGGTGATATACTTGTAGAAGTATTAGATGAACAAATTAAAAATGGGACGGCGATAGAAAGTGAATAATAGAATTGAAGCAACTATATTAAGTAATCTCTTCTTCAATGAAGATTACACAAGAAAGGTTTTACCTTTCATCAAAGAAGACTACTTTACAAATAGAACTGAAAAACTATTGTACGGCGAAATATATAAGTTTGTTGATAAGTACAAAAACAATCCTACTAAAGACGCCATTCTCATAGAACTTAATCAGAGAAAAGATATTAATGAAGAAGAACATACTGCCATAAGACATATGGTTGTAGGTTTAAGTGAAGAAGAAGCCGAACCACAATGGTTGTTAGACACAACAGAAAAGTTTTGTAAAGACCGTGCCGTTCACAATGCTGTATTATCTGGTATTACTATTCTTGATGGTAAAGATAAGAAACAAACGGCAGAGGCAATACCACATATTCTATCAGAGGCATTGGCCGTTTCATTTGACAAGTCAGTAGGTCACGACTATGTTGAAGACGCAGATAAAAGATTTGAATGGTATCATACCAAAGAGAAGAAGTTTCAGTTTGACCTAAATTATTTCAATAAGATTACTAAAGGTGGTGTTCCAAGTAAAACTTTGAACATTGCTCTTGCCGGCACAGGCGTTGGTAAATCTTTGTTTATGTGTCATGTAGCTGCTAGTTATTTACTCCAAGGTCTAAATGTATTATATATCACATTAGAGATGGCAGAGGAAAGAATTGCAGAAAGAATAGACGCTAATCTATTCAATGTCACTATGGATGACCTACATGATATGCCTAAACAATTGTATGATAACAAAGTTTCTCAATTGAATAAGAAGACAACAGGCAAGTTAATCATCAAAGAATATCCTACAGCGTCTGCTCATACAGGCCATTTTAAATCTTTGATTAATGAACTTGCCTTAAAGAAATCATTTAAACCAGATGTTATTTTTATTGACTATTTAAATATATGTTCATCAAGTAGATTTAAAGGTGGTAATATATCATCTTACTTCTATATCAAGGCGATTGCTGAAGAGTTAAGAGGTCTTGCAGTAGAACATAATGTACCTATATTTTCTGCCACACAAACAACAAGAACTGGTTTTGTGAGTACAGATATTGGTCTTGAAGATACTTCCGAATCCTTTGGTCTTCCGGCAACTGCTGACTTTATGTTTGCCTTAATGTCAAACGAAGAACTAGAAGCACTAGGTCAGATGAAAGTAAAACAGTTAAAGAACAGATATAATGACCCTAGTATCAACAGAGCATTTATTGTTGGTGTTGACAGAGCAAAAATGAGATTGTATGATGTTGAACAAAACACACAAAACATTGTAGATAGTGGTCAAGTTAAGAAAGAGGACGCTTACGATAAGTTTAGTGATTTTAAGATATGAGATATTTAGAAATAGATAATTTTTTAGATGAACAACAAAAGAAGGCTGTATGGTATGAACTAGAGGCATTTAATAATAAAGACTATCTTGTCAATAGTAATAAAGAAGATTGGACAACTACAACAGATGAGGTTACAGGAGAAAAATTAGCTTCTTCGTTTAGAATGTTTCCTAATATAGTTTATTCAGATGTAGGTTTTGATGTGTCACCTATATGTAGAGTAAGATATAAATTACATGAAACAGTAAAAGAAGTTGCAAAAGGTATACCTGATTTTAGAAATTTTGCCTCTTGTGAAAGTTGGTCTACTATTGCACATTACTATGAAGAAGGTGGTTTTTATAAACCTCACACAGACAGAGCCATGTTTACAGCACTCTTATGGTTGGCAAAAGACCAATCGAAGTTTGAAGGTGGAGATATAAAATTTGCAGACTTAAATGAAACATCTAAATTTGCAGACAATAAGGTGTTGGTCTTTCCATCATTTTTATTACATGAAAGTACAGCAATTAAATTCAAACAACCGGAGACAAAAGGTTTTGGTAAAGTCACATTATCTTACTTCTTCACAACTCACTTTGACAAATAATGCCTAGAAAAACACAAAAAGTAAGATTTCATAAAGGCGACAAAAGACCAGGAGGAAATGTCATTAAAAAACTAACATATACCACATCACCAGTAAAAAGAAAATCTAAAATCGTATGGCAAGTACACGAAAAACCTACCGATAATGTAGTTGGTGAATATTATTTTGAAGAAGACGCACAACATTTATGTGACTTTCAAAATAAACATCAAGTATGGTTAGTTAATGGTGGTATTCCCAAGTTTCTTCATAATTTTAGGTTCGTTTAATGAAAACCCAATGGATATTTCCAACACCAGTATATTATACTATGTTGGATGATGAAGAAGTCCAAACAGAAATCAATAATAAAATTCATAAAGTTAACTTTGAATATGGACCTAAATCATGGGGTAAAACTCATATGATTACAACCAATTTTCAAGGTGAATTTAATTGTGTGATAGAAGAACTACAATTAAACAAACTAAAAAAGGAAATTGGATTTCATTTAAAGCAATTTATAAATGATACTAATTCAAGATTGCCTAAAGATTTTAAGATTACGGAATCTTGGTTTTCTAAATTTAATAAAGATGATTTTGGTCACATACACAATCATAGTTTATCAGATGTATCTGGTGTCTATTACTATAAAACAAATGGTGAAGATGGCAGTATATTCTTTGAGAATCCTAACGACACAGCAAGTTGTTTTGATTTAACAGTACCACAAACAGATAGATTTTATCACAAACCTGAAGTAGGTAAACTTATATTATTTCCACCATATTTAAGACATGGTATATTAAAAAATACTACTGATAATGATAGAATTACCATATCTTTTAATCTAAAATACGCTTGACTTAATACTTAATATGATGTAAAACTCTTCTTATAAATATATGAGGAGAGCAAATGTTAAACAAGCAACAATCACATCTTATAGAACAAGCTTCTGCTAAGGCAGGAGGTAAACTCGAATTCAATATAAAGAAATCGACAAGTAGAATTGTTGTTTACTTTATTAGGGCTTCAAATCGAGCAGACGCTAGACGAAATGTACAGAACCACCTAAAGGCACAAAAGGTAGTTGTACAAGAGAGAAAGACTAGTCTGTCTAGTGAAAACATTACAGAGTTTACATTAGGTAATTTTACAGTAAGACTTGTTTATAAACCTATGTCAGGTGGTATGACAGAGACCACATTAAACTCGACTATTACAGAATTAATACCTTGCATTGCTTTTTTGAATGGTTGTAAAGAGAGAAATCCAGAGAAACTATATGAAAAGATATTAACATATCCTCAAAAACAAGCTTGTTATCTTGGAAATGACCAAAAAGCAGGTGTAGATTTCATAGAAGATATGCCAAGGTCTTCCAAGTTTATGGAGAAGATGAAGAACGCAGTTGCTATTACAAAGTTTCTTGAAGATGAAGATAAAAAGAAAAAGATTACAAAGGTATTCTGGACTTATAGAGCCAAACCTGATGGTGTACCAAAAAATTCACCTGCTGATATAGTTTTATTCTTTGCTGATGGTTCTATTCTCGGGGTGTCCTTGAAGGCTGGTGGTGAGAGTACAAAAGAACCTCTATTGAACACATATGTAAATAGAGTGTACTACCATTTCGAACCTTCAGGTACGCAGATTAAAAGATTAAAAGAGGACTTGTATAAAAATACCTATTCTAAAATACCAGGTATTACAAGTAAATCATATGATGAGGGGTCAGAAAGACCAAATACTTTTAATGCATTAGAGGCTTTTGAAAGAGACAACTTGTCTATGTATGAAAAATACTATGACGCTAACTTGGCTATTATCAGAAACAAATTAATCTATACAATGACCAAAGACTTTGAGACATTTAAGAAGTATTGTAGAAGTGAGATACTTAAACAAAGTGATGTTCCAGTTATCATAATTAAGGCTGTAAATGACACATACAGAGAGATGAAAGATAGTAATAGATTGAATGTATTATTAGCAAAAGCGACAAGTATAGAGGGTATGGTATCTATTTCATCTAAACAAAACTTCGATATTAGAATAAAACGGTATAGTGAAGTGTTAGGAACCATGAATATGGCAGTCCGGTCTAATAAAGTTGGTGTGGAACACAAATTAGGACAATTTTTCAACTTGGCTGTGAAGTATAATGGTTTAAGTGGATAAATATAATTGTGATTTATTTATGGAATTGATGAAAAAAGGCTTGACAATGTTGAATTTTTTTGGTATAATGGACAAAATTGAGGAAAGAAAATGTTTAGTTTTAAAGGGTTCCTATCAAGTGGAACAAATACACATCTCGAACACCTAGAAGACGATATAATAAATCGTGGTTCAAAAGGTGGCGAAAACGCAATTAACTTTTTAAAGTCAACTAGAAATATGTTGGCTGGTTCTGTGGGCGGTAAGCTCAATGTAACCGTTAAGTGGGACGGAGCTCCTGCCATTGTTTGTGGTGTAAATCCAGAAAACAATAAATTCTTCGTTGGTACTAAATCAGTATTCAATGTCACTCCCAAAATAAATTATACAGTAGCGGACATCAATCGTAACCATTCAGGCGTAGTTGCAAAAAAACTAAAAGTTTGTTTGAGTGAGTTAAGTAGAGTAGGTATTACCGACATATTACAAGGCGACCTATTGTTTACAGATGATACTAAATCGGTCACAATAGATGGTGAAAGTATGATTTCTTTTACACCTAATACAATCACATATGCAGTACAAGCTTCTAGTGGTGTTGGTAAAAAGATTGCTCGTGCTAAAATGGGTATAGTGTTTCATACTCGTTATAGTGGTAAAACAATGGACAAACTAAATGCTAGTTTTGGATCCGTAAAAGGTTCTACATCAAGTAGAGTTTGGATGGCTTCTGCTCAATATAAAGATACATCTGGTTCAGTAATGTTCAATAAATCTGAACTTGCGGCTTTTGATAATCAAATAAAAATGGCTCAAGGCTCTTTATCAAAAGCTGCCCCTATACTAAACGAAATGTCAAAGACAAGTCAAGACGCAAACTCGGTTGGTTACAGATTAAAAACTTACTTCAACATGTATATTAGAACCACAAAAGGTGGTATGGAAAAAGTTTCAACAATGCAAAAACAATTTGCTGACTACTATGAAAATATGTTGCAAGCAGAAATAGACAGCAGAAAAACACCAAAAGGTCAAGAGAAATTTATTAAACAGAAAAAAGAGGGTTTGGACTTTATCAAAAGAAATCAACAAGCATTATACTTTGCGATTGCAAGTCATATCACATTAGCAAATTGTAAAAATACTTTACTACAAAAGATGAACCAGATACAGAGTATCGGTAACTTCATTAGAACATCAACAGGTTATAGAGTGACAGCACCAGAGGGTTATGTTGCAGTTGATAGAGTTGCTGGTGCAGTTAAACTGGTTGATAGATTAGAATTTAGTAGAACCAATTTTACATTACCAAAAGGATGGAATTAGTGAAGAGTTTTAAAGATTATATATTCGAAGCGTTAGGTAGAAAACGAATTATAATGATAGGTGGTCCAGGTTCTGGTAAATCTACCTATTCAGAAATTATATCTAAAGAACTAGAGATACCACATATCTATACTGGTGACATGATGAGAAAGTTGGCAAAGACAGATACACCAGATGGTAAGAAAGTAAAAGAATTATTAGCGAAAGGTGAATTTGCACCTACACCTATTGTTATCAAAGCAGTAAGTGATAGACTAGAACAACCAGACGCACAAAAAGGTTACATCTTTGATGGTTTTCCAAGAAGTGTAGAACAAGCAGAGAAGATGAAAACCGCTGATATAAAATATGACTATGTAATTAACCTAGTCGTATCAGAGGAAGAAGTTATTAAAAGGTTAACTGCTAGAGGTAGAGCAGATGATAAACCAGAAATTATTAAGAAAAGAATTAAAGTGTATCACGAACTAACTGCTCCATTATTACAACATTATAAAGATGAGATAATAAATATTAAAGCAGAGGGTGGCACACCAGAGGGTATAGCAAAAACTATAATTAGTAAGGTAAAATGAAAAATTTTGACGACATAAGATTTCAAGACCTACAAGAAGGCTTGTACGATAAAAATATATTCAAGGCATTCTTCCTTGCAGGTGGTCCAGGTTCTGGTAAATCATTTGTGACTAAAGGTGCATTTGGCGGAACAGGATTAAGAGTTATTAATTCAGATAATGCATTTGAAATGTCATTGAAAAAAAATAATCTATCTCTTAAAATGCCTGAAGATGAGGCAGAGGCTAGAGATATTATTAGAGACAGAGCAAAGGCTATGACTGGCAATCAAATGGACTTATCAATCAAAGGTAGATTAGGTATGGTCATTGATGGTACTGGTAGAGATTACGATAAGATTAAATCACAGACGGCACAGTTAAGACAATTAGGTTATGATTGTTATATGATATTTGTCAACACAAGTTTAGATGTTGCATTAGAAAGAAACGCAAAAAGAGATAGAACTGTACCAGAATATATTACAAGAAAATCATGGTCGGCAGTACAAGCCAATATTGGTAGATTTCAAAACCTATATGGTATGTCTAATATGATTATTGTTGACAACAGTAAAAATGAGAAAGAACTTACAACAATTGTTATGAATAAAGTTGATAAGTCAGTTAGAAGATTATTAGGTAATAAAATTCAGTCATACACAGCTAAAAGATGGATGGCAACAGAAAGAAAATTAAAGAGAAGAACATGAGATTACTAGAAAGCATTATTGATATACCGAGAAAGAACTATGCGCCAGCAGTATTTGATGACGCTGATACTTCTAATCCTAAAATCAAACCTAGTGTTGTTGTATTGATTAACAAACAACTAGAGATGTTTGAAGAAGAATATCCTGTTTTAAAAGTTTCTCTTATTGGTTCTATTCTTACAAAGAGATATAGAAATGACGCAGACTTGGATTTAAATGTATTGTTTGATGTACCTGCTGATAAGCAAGAAGAAGAAAGATTAAGACTATCTAAAAAGTATTTGTCTGTAAGTAATCCAGATAACATTCAAGGTAAATTAATACCTGGTACTAAACACCCTATCAATTATTATTTTATAACTGATAAAAAAACTTATGATGACCAAAACAAAAAGGCAGACGCCGTGTTTGACATTGAGGGTAATAAGTTTGTAAAAAGACCAGAAGATTTTAAGTTTGATGTTAATGTTTATATTGCAGACTTCAATAAAAAAGTACAAGAGTTAGATGTAGTCAAAGGTGAAATGAAAAGAGATATCATTGACTATGATGAACTAAAAGAATTACAACCAGATGATATTCTAAACCTACAAGAAAAGATTAATGAGAAATTAGAAGAGATAGAAGATAGTATAAAAGATATTATTAAGATTGGTGACGGCCTTGACGCAGATAGAAGAGCAGCCTTTGATACTGATATGACACCAGACCAAATACAAAAGTTTGGTATTAAGAATAGATTACCTAAAAATGTGGTCTATAAAATGTTAGAGAAATACCACTATCTTGCTTTCTATAAGAAGTGTAAAAAGATTTTAGATGATGGTGAGGTAACAGACGCAGAGATTGATAGTCTCAAAGAGGCAAAAAGTAAGACAGTTGCATTTACATTTGGTAGATTTAATCCACCTACAATTGGTCACGAAAAACTTATTAAGAAAGTTAAGTCGTTATCAACAAATGACCATAAAATTTATTTAAGTAGAAGTAATGACCCTAAAAAGAATCCATTAACTCCTACACAAAAACTATCTTATATGAAGAAATTGTTTCCTGCTCATGCAAGAAATATAGAAATCAATAAGACTAATATGATATTAGATATTGCTACCATGTTGCATAATAAAGGTTATACAAGCATAACAATGGTTGCAGGTTCAGATAGAGTAAGAGAATTCGAAACTATACTAAAGAAATATAATGGTGTATCATCAAGACATGGTTTATATGACTTCGAAGATATCAAAGTTGTATCTGCTGGTGAAAGGGATCCTGACGCCGAGGGTGCCACAGGTATGAGTGCTAGTAAGATGAGAGACGCAGCTTCAAAAGGTGATTTAGATAGTTTCAAAAAAGGATTACCAAATAGTACATACGCACAAGCCATGATGAAAGATGTTAGAAAAGGTATGAATTTAGCGGCTAGTTATGTACCTGAAAACAGAATAGTATCATTAAAAGAATTTGAACAACAACAAGTAAGAGACCTTTATATCAGAGAACAAATCTTTAACATAAATGATAAAGTAAAATACAATGACATAGAGGGTAAAGTTGTTAGAAGAAGTACGAATTATGTTGTATTAGAAGATACTAATAATAACATGCACAAAGCATGGATATGGGATTGTACACCTATTGCAGGTGATAAAGAAGCAATCATTAGAGAATACAACACTAATATTGATTATGGATTTGAGGCAGTATCTAAACCAGACAGTAAAAAGATGAAAGGTTTTGCCGAGTGGAACAATGAAAGTTATGATATAGGTCAAGATTATGCACAACACACAATGAAAATGACACCAGGCCAAGATGGATATGACCCTAAACATAAGGGTGATAACTACAAACCATCTAAATCTGGTAGTGGTAAACCAGTCACAACTAGACCAGAGACTACTGATATATCTAAAAAAGATATCAAAGAATGGTCATCTTCAAAATCCACAATAGATAAATATAGAGAAAGATATAAAGAACATTGGAAGGCCAAGTTAAATGAGGTTGTCCAAAAAATTCTGGAGAAACTATAATGAAGTCATTAAAAGAGTGGGATAATATAGACGAGAAGTGTGAAGAGTGTATATTCGAACATGAGAGTGAGCCTTTAGAAGAGGCTGAACATCAAGGTAAGAAAGTCACACTAAACAATCCTATGAGAACTCCAGGTGGACCTAAAAAGTTTGCCGTATATGTGAAAAATGAAACCGGTAATGTGGTCAAAGTCACATTTGGTGACCCTAATATGGAAATCAAAAGAGACGACCCTAATCGTAGAAAAAATTTCAGAGCCAGACACAATTGTGAGAATCCTGGTCCAAAAACTAAAGCTAGATATTGGTCTTGTTATCAATGGAGAAGCGGAGCAAAGGTAGACAACTAAAATGAAAAAAATAAGCGCATACAGAAAGACATTCTCCGAGGCTTTACAACAAGTCAGAGAGCCTATTAACGAATTTAAAAAAATGACAGTCACATTCAAATCTATGGCTGATATGTCAAAGGCCTCAACTGACTTAGCAAAACAAGGTTTTACGATTGACGCAAAAGGTATGGTTATGAAAGTAGATGGTAAAGGTGCAGACCTTAACAAGTATGCTACAGACCTTAAAAACTTTTATCATGCTTCAGTAAGAGCAGAGAGTTATGCCATTGATGAAAGCGCTGACGAAGATAATTACGACCCTATTACAGAGGCTTGTTGGGTAGGTTGGACTCAAAGAGGCATGAAAATGAAAGGTGGTAAACAAGTACCTAATTGTGTCAAAGAAGAAATGACAAATGAGGAACTTGAACAAGACTACAATGAAAATGTTGATGATTATTTCAAGTCTAAACTAGACGCAAAACAAATTCAAAATTTAAAAACTGTATGGTCAAGAAAGAACGCAAGTGATATTACACCTGCTATCAAGAAAATGCTTAAAGCAATGGATGTTCCAACACAACTTGCTATTAAACATGCAAACATCAATCAGATTTCAAAACTAATTGAAGAGAATGAAGACCTAATAGATGAAAATTTTAGTAAAGCACAACTAGATAAATTAGCCAAAGAGTATGAAAGCTTGAGAGGCAAAAGAATATCTATGGATAATGCAAACAAATTAAGAAAAATGTTTGACAAGATACCTGATAGTGCATTAAAAGATTTAAAGAACAAAAAGATACCTTTCTTATCAGCCATGGCATTATCAAGAATGGTACAAAAAGGAATGAAGTTAGAAGATTGGGTGCCTGCTTACGAAGATGTAATCAATGAGGGTACTGGTACTATTACTAATTTCAGAAACGATAGAGAAGTCACTAACATGATGTCTTTAGCAAAACAACACGGCGTCACAGCAACATTAGTTGGTTCTGGTGCAGGTGCAAAGGTTATGTTAAAAGGTAACATGAGAAAAATATTAGACATGCAATTAGCCGCTCAAAGAAACGGTCTAAAAGCTGAAGAAATATTATTTGTAGAAGTAAAAGAGGAAGAAGAACTACCTAAAAAGGTCGCTAAGAAGAATGAACCTGACCAAATTGCTGATACAGAAACAAAAAAAGAAAGTGGTGACGCAGAGAAATTAAAGTCTGAACTTGAAAAGAAAGACGCAGAAATCAATGCTCTAAAAACTAAAGCAGAGACAGAGAAAGCTAAAGTTGCCAAAAAAGAAACAGAGAAGTTGGTAAATCCAGAAACTGGTGAGCCATTACTTCAAGTTGGTATTGCATACAAACATCTTAAAGATAAGATGATGAAACAAAAAGAAGCCGTTAAAGAAATGTGGGAAGAAAATCTTAATGAATTTTCAACTCAACAAATTAAAATGGCATATGGTATCTTAAATGACCCTAGATATAAACAAGGTAATTATTCAGGTGCAGTTAAGGCTATTGAGAAACTTGCAACAGGTTTATCTAAACATAAAGATGTTGCTAACGCATTAAAAAGAGCAAATGAAGCCTATGAAAATATGTCAAAAGATAAAGCATATGCAATTGGTATGTCAACTGCTAAAAAGAAATTCAATGATGAAAAACCATTAGAGAAATCTACTATCAAAAAGGGACATGAGATTGCTGATAAACTTCTAGGTAAGAAAGAAGATTTAGACGCACAACCACAAGACAAAGATGTTAAGTCAAAAGATGGTACTCAACCTAAAAAGTATTATAAAAATTTATCAAAAGATACTAAAGACAGTAGAGCAAATCACTTTGCTAAAAAAGATACAACTAAAAACGATAACAGTCCAGCACCTGGTGATAAAGACGCAGAAACAAAACCGTCTCAATTCACACAAAAGTACAAGAAGATGTATGGTGAGGGTAAGATGTCACAGATTGACGCCATGCAAAAAGATGGTAAGTCATCAAGTGAGATTGCTAAGTTAATGAAGTTACCGTTGAGAGTGGTAAAATCAATTCTTGGAGAACATGTTGAACATCCTGCTAAACAGATGTTCGAACAAATAGAAGGATTGAAAAACAAAGCAGAAAAATCTGGAATGCCATATGGTATTCTAAAAAAAGTTTACGATAGAGGCATGGCCGCTTGGAGAGGTGGACACCGACCAGGTACTACACAGCAACAATGGGCTTTCGCTAGAGTAAATTCATTCATAACAAAATCCTCTGGAACATGGGGTGGTGCAGATAAAGATTTAGCTGCTAAAGTAAAAGGTGAGAGTTTAGAAGAAGCAAGTCTATATGCTTTTAAAGAATATGAACCATCACAATCTTATGAAGCAAGTAGAGATATGAAAAATGTTGAAGACGCAATTAAAAGAGCGGGTGGTAGAATTAAAAGTAAAGAAAAACCTACACAAAGAGAACCAAATGCTTCATTTGAAATTGAAACAGGTAATCCTAATGCAGTTAAAGCTGCTATTAAAAAGGCAGACCCCGAATTTAATGTAGATTAAGGTTTTTTTATATTATGAAAGAAGTGGTACGGCATTGTTATGCAAAAGGTAATGTAATATATAAAAGTAGAATTTTAAAATACAAACCTTTTCCATATAAAATGATATATCATGTGATGGATTTGATACAAGAAAATTTGACACCTGAGTTATTAAAAGGTAGAAAAAAAGTAATGTATCCTAATGATGTAAACAATGTAAAGTATTATGGACATTGTTACCATGCGTCACAAGCTTTATATTATTTAATTGATACCGACAGTTTAATAGGTGTTAGTGCAAAAGATTATAGAGGTGAAAAACATTGGTGGTTACAAGACGGTAATCAAATCTTTGATGTAACCTCTGAACAATATTTCTCGGTAGATAAAAAACCACCTTGGAATATTGGTAAGAAAACAAAATGGTATGGTTGGCAAGAAAGACCTCAACAAATATCATTAAATTTAATGACTAGCGTTTTGAAAGATAGACTAGTTAAAGACGAAACAGTAAATAAAGGAAACTAAAATGTCATA